CGTCGACGCGGTAGCCAATAGACAAGCCATCAATCGCGCCCATTTTCATCAATTCATAAACTTCGCGGCCCCGCTGGGTTCCCATAGCTAAGCGGCCCTTTACCTTGAGCCCCCGACGATCCTCTATGATCTCATCAAAGACCCCGATGGGTTCATCTGCGCGGTGCTGGTAAAGCATTTTTACAGCCTTAGCGCCTTTGCGCCCGATAGACTTAGCGAAAGCGCCCTCAACGACAACATCATTGCCAAGGTCTTTGTTTCCAAAGATTGAGCCGTATCCGCTGAACTCGCCTTTTTCTTCATCTTCCATCGCCTTAATGTCAAACCTGACGTCCAGCGTTTCATCTTTGAATTCAATATCGTCACTCATATCAATTTCCTTTGGGTCTTACTTGCCATGAATGGACAAGCCAACCGCTGTCCGTTGAGTTTTAACTTGTGAACGCAACTTACCATAGATAGATTTTCTTTTCCAGTATGCGGTCAAAAATCAATTTCGCGCCTCAAACGTAAATCACCAAGCCTACGTTCGACCATTTCAATCAACCCGTACTCGTCAACTTCTAGGCCAACACACTCCGCTTTCATTTCAAGATAATCTTCCTTTGTTATTTTTTCCTGAGAAACTATTTCAAAAATCCTATCCGCGCTTTGCGTCATCAATAATCTCCTGTATCATTTCAAGGAATAAAGGATTTACCTTGTCTGTTTGCCCAGAGGCCCACAACGCAAAGCTTTCCGCGAACCATTCAAAGGCGCTCGTTTCAGCGTACCTACTAGCAAATTCTTTTGAACGTTTTTTCTTTAACCTATAAACTTTGAGCCAACGCTTTTTGAGTTCATCTTCAAATGGCCTGTCCGATGCGGAAACCCTGCCCCTTTCGGAAACCCGCCTCCCATAGGTTTGATGGATTTGGTGCCCAAACTCATGGTACATTGTTGATCTAAAATAATCCATGCCACCAGTTGAATACTTTTCAACAGTCCAAGGCTTCCTCCCCTCGCCGCCGAGCTTGTAATCAGTTACCTCAGGAGTAGAGATAGAAGCATATTCACGCTTCAATTTCCAAAGTTCATCATTCGCGTCAGATAATTGGAAGCTAAGTGGCCCGCTGCCCCGATCACCAGTTTCAAGAATACTTTGCTCTAGCGAACGCACCCTAGCTTCTGTCTCTTGGATTTTACCTTTTAATTCTGCCCGCCTTGGGACAAGAGTTGCATCATTGGAGGTGTTTATATCTCCACCCCACTTGTTAAAATAATCGGTATTGAAGCCCATAACGCCATCACCCATATCCGCTATGGTACTGCCAGATTGTATTTTTTTATAACCCCTTACCCTTGGGATACCAAAAAGGTCTGCAAAATAATTAAGTTCCTGATTTACAATAGCCATTGCAGTAGCAGCTTCTTTTGTAAGTGAGGCCGCGCCTTGGATTGCTGCAAAATCATTTGCACTGCGACCTTGATAAATTGCACGCAAAGCTTGGTTTGGTTGCTCATCGGCTTCTTTTAACTGCTTTCTGAGGCTTGCTAGGCTTTCTTCTTTCGAAACTGTAGGGAAATCTTCGTTCCTTACCCCCTTAATTATCGGAAGCACCACCTCACGACCAACGGGTAAAGGCGCAAAAGGTTCAAATGGAGCGGGTGGAGGCGGTGGCGGTGGTGGTGAAGCAACGGGAACGTCATCAAAGATTGCGTCCTCATCGGTAAAATAAACCGCAAGGCACCGGCAATTTATATTGTTTCCCGCCCCACCGCTCCCGTCATGAGGATATTTCATCTCGACAGTTTGACCATTGAACGGGACAAGAAACGGCTCATCAATTCCAACCTCTTGCCCATTAGCGGCCGCATGGCCCGATCTGGTTCTAGCATCACTTACTGAAACCCACCGTTTTTTCTGTGAGGGAAGGTTAAGCTCTCTTGTAGCCGCGTCAGTGGCATAGGACGCCGCTGCGTGGGTTTCTGTTCGAGCTATGGTAGTGGCCCTTGCCCGCCCCATTGCCCCTCCTGTGTACTCTTTTATGAGCTTGGCGGTGGGCCCAACGCCCAAAGCTTCCTTGTCTGCAACTTCAATCGCCCGCCTGATTTTATTTTTTGTGGTTTGAGTGACCCCCACAACCTTACTTGCGCCTTCTTTAGCGTAATACTGAAACACCAAACCCTCAAATTGCGTTGCTCGCTTACGGTTTTCGACAACCCTTTGTGCAAATTTTTCTATGACAGCCGCATAAGAAGCTCGAAAGACCGCGCCAACTTCAGATTGCAAAGTCGCGTTTGCATCGTTTACGCTAGTTCCAGCCTCATACGCAGCGGCGGCTCTGTTTCCCGCTGTTCTAAAAAGGCTTTCCATCTTTCTTGCCATTTGCTTTTCAAATTGAAGGCGAAGGCGGCTGACCTCCCTGATCTCCTTGGCAATGGAAACTCGGCTCGCGCCCGCTTTTATGTATACTGGAAACCCCATGCCTTGTTATAGCATTAAACTTTTTTTTGGTCTAACTGCATTTTTTTGTAAATATGGTATTTACATTTACCAAAAAGACAGGCATACAGTTTGTATAACCAAATGGAGATGAAATGATGACAAACTTAATCGACAAAATTGAAGCCCGCTACGCTGAAAATAAAAACTCATTCAAAACCTATGCTACTTACAAAAATGCTGAGCGGGCAATCATTCCCCAGCTTTTGGAAGTTGCGGTCATGCATGATCTGCCAATGGACATGGTCTATATGCCCGTTCAAATCCCTAGCTGCGGTCGCTGGACGGTTGTTGTTATGTATGCAAGCTGGATGCAAAAGCATGACCTTGGCGGTTACGTTTTCGAATTTTCATCTCGTGGCTTCTGGCAAGCCTAATCAATCGGGGGCTTCGGCCCCCAAACCAAAATGGAGAAAAAAATGGCACGTAGAAGTTACAAAATTTTTGGTATCAAAGACGGTGGCCCAGAAGAGTGGGTCGATACTGTGAGCAACGCAGCCGATGGGAAGGCAGTTCATAACGCAATGAAGGTTCAAGGTTACTTTGATTATATCCGTTGCCGCGACTGCTTGGGTGGATTGCGTTTTGAATACAATTTGAAAACTGGAAGAAAGACAGCTTGAGGAGGCGTGATATGTCAGGAGCAACTGCAGCAGAATTTAACAAGTGGGAAGCCCACGCCAAGACCGTCGATGACGATGCGCTGGCTTACATCATTGAAGATTGCCGCCAAGCCCAGAACGCGATGCAGGGATGGAACCCCGAGCGGGAAAACTACTATGCCGATCAGGGCATGACTTACGTTATGGAGCGCCTACGCCGTGAAGGTAAACTGCGCCGCCGCCGTTAATCAATCGGGGCTTTGGCCCCACAGCCATTGGAGGTAACATGGCACATTCTCTTAAATTTTTACTTTCCACCGAAGCCGCTAAAATGCGCCTTAATCGACTGGAAGGCAATATTCATTTCAACGGCGAAAATAAATTTGTCGTTCACATCGAAGTCCCGTCACTCGACGAAGATCGGCTTATAGAGTTTGACGCCGTTACACACCAAGTGGCCATGGCGCGAGGTTACCGCTGGCTTGCCAATCACAACGCGATCACTTTCGCTGTTCGCATGGTGAAGGAAGGCGGCTCGCTTTCAAAGCCTTTTGGTATCTATGATGATGTCGAGCTTGGCCTCGTGGAAAACTATATCTAGTTTTTCTTTTTGGATTTGAGCGGGTGGCCTTCTGGCAAAAGATCAGTGTCAAACTTCCCCCGCTTGAACCTTCCCGTTCTTACAGCCCCCAAAAATACATTTACCCGCGCATATGCCCATTGGTCGGCAGAACTGACGCTAGGGCGCACCGAAGATGGGTTTGTATTGTAAGCCCCCACGCCTCGACGAAACACCGCCTCCAGCATCCTCTGAGTGACCCTCTTGCCTTTTTTATCGCCATGCTTTTCGTTATGGTCTTTGACTTTTTCCGCTAAACCTTTTTTGACCGCTTCTGAAATTTTCGCTGGCGCTTTTTCCTCAAGCGGCAAATCTTCCATAAATGAAACCAACTCGTCAGCCTTATCACGCTCTTTATCTAGCTCCCGAACCTTACGTGCAGCCCAAGACTGCCCTTCGTCTCCACCCCAAAGCAACCAAGCCACCAACCCCGCACTGGGCCAACCAGCCTCGCCCCTGCGGAAGCCCTCTGCCCTTTTGTCAACCTCATGTCTTGAAAAGTAACTGTGCATCCTGCGGACAGTTCTGGGGCTTAAACGCTCTTTAGATTTAAGCTGATTAGCCCGAGCAACCCCAACTTGAGTTCCACCGCGACCATACTCCTCGCGAAGCGCAAGACCGCGAGTTGCATTTGAAGCCATTGCTTCAGTGGGCGTTGTGTTTACATCACTTTCAGCCTTGTCATCTTCTTCTTCATCATGGTGGGATTTTTCCTTTTCCCGATGACGCATATCATCTGGACTTACATAGCGATCGGGATAATTCCTTTTATCACCTATAAGGTCCTCATATTCACCATGAGTATCGCAGGGCATAAATACAAGGGTTCCATCAACTGTATGCTGATGACTTCCAACGCAACCTATTTGTGCAGCGCGATCCGATGCTTCGGCTCTGGTTGTAAAAGTGTCTTTGGCTACTTCACTCTTTTTTTTTATTTCTTCTTCGCCGTAGGCTTCTTTACCTGCTTCTTCTGGGTCTTGCCCTTCGTCTGCCGCCACTTCTGGACCACCCAGTGGGAAGAGGTTTGCGGCAATGAAGACTTCGTCACCTCCTGTGATGGGCTCAAGGCCCAATCTTTCACGCGCTTCATTACGTGAGATAATTCCATCTCTAACCGCCGAAGTAACATTTTCATAAACTCTACGCCTCCGCTCTGTCATGGCTGGAATGGCGTCAATATCATATGAAATAGATATATCATCACCAAACGCTGGGGCCAGCCATTCGTTTAAATCGCTTTCAATCCTACGCGCCAAGGGAATAATGGTTTCTTCATAAAGAGCCAGCCTTGCCTCTTGAACATTCGCATAGGTTTGCGCGTCTGGAATACCGATTAACTGAGAGGGAACCCCGAAACAAAGCGCAATATCTTTCGCGGTCATGTTTGCTTGGTTCATGAAATCCATATCTTTTGGAGACATGCCCATTTCTTTCCATTCAAAATCACCCTCAAGTAGCATAGGGCGACCCGCGTTGTTCACGCCCTTGAAGCGATTTGCCAAATCACTTTGTAGCTGCTCCCGCTGGCTATCTGTGAGTAAAAGTCTATTTCCCGCATCGTCTGCTGGCTTGAAAACTATTGCCCCTGATGGTCTGGCACCATTTGCTAACAGCGCAATGTTGTGCTTGGAAACCATGTTGTTCTGGTCAATAGAAAGAGCCGCCGCTGCTAGGGGGGAAAGACCCTGATAATCGTCAAGAGGGTTCCAGAGTTTAAAATGCTTTACCTCTGCGGCTCCCGTTACTGGATCGGTGAAGTAAGTTTTCACGACCTCTTGGCCCAGCTTGTATTTATAAGATTTGGGTATTGCCGTGCTACTTGGCTCAATTTCAATTCTATCTGGGCGCAGAATATGCAACTCTCTGGGAGCGCCGTTTACATCTGATTGCAGTGCATAAGAGTTTCCAGACAAAAGCAAGTAAGAATAAAGGCTTTGGAAGTACTCAACGCCAGCTTGTAGTGGGTTTGGCCGCGCAAGTAGTGAAATCAAAGGATGTGCCTCAAGCTTTATATCGCCCTGATAAACACAAAAAGGGATTGAAGCTGCCCCGTTAGCGATTTCATTAACGCAACGGTAAACGATTGCGTTTTCTTTATACCCTTCTTGAGCAAAAGTTTTAAAATTATCTTTTTTTGTTCCGCTGTATGTGGGGCCACTGATATGAACCTGTGGCGCTTCCTTACGCTCAAAGGTTTGACCTCTGCCAAATGCAGCCGCAATATTGTCTAAGATGCCCATTAACTTATTCTCCAGACGGGTTGCCCTGTTGACCTGTTTAACTCAGTAAGCGCCCAAACCAAAGCGTCTAATCTATCGGGGGATTTCTTTGACTGCGGAGTGTAGCTAGTCATTTGATCTTCAAGCTCCCTAAATACACCACAATGCGAAACCTTACCCTGCTCATACAGCGCCGCAATGGGCTCTGCCCTTAATATCTTACCCCTCGACGCCCTGACGGGGGTGTAGGGAACACTTCTATCTATAGTTCTTATCACTTTTTCAACCAAATCGCCACCGTTGTTTACTTCTGCAACTATTCTATCTGCCTTCCATTCATTGAAAGCAGACACCGCCGCTTGCGCCCAAGTGTCAGGTGAACCCCTCAGTGATCTGTCATCTAAAATATAGAACCTCTCGTCAACGCCTCGGCCCGCAACAACGATCCCAGTTTCGTCGCTGTTTTCATTTCCAGTTACCGCAGGATCAATAGCAACAACTATTCTTTTCATCTGGGGTGCATTCTGCTCATCAAGGTTAGCTTGCTCAATAATCCTATGGTTCCAGAGCGCACCCTCAATATCATCTAAAACCTCAGCATATAACTCTTGGCGTCCCAGCCTTGTACCTTCATACTTTTCTTTAAGTTGCTCAAGAGCCGCCGCCGCTAGATTTTCTTGGTTTTCAAATGTTGAACCCCTCGTTACAGCCGTTCCCTTTCTTTTCAGCAAATTTTTGATGATCTGGTTTGGCTTTGGCGTTGTTGTTATTACGCATTGAGGATTATCGCCAAGGCGCAATCCAAACATTAACTGATCAAAAGCTTCTGGGTAAACCCAAGCAGCTATCTCATCACACCAAGCGCGATGGAACTGAGGCCCACGTAATCGCTCAGGCTCTGCCGCAGAAAACCCTTGGATTATAGAACCATTAAAAAGTCTGATTTCTTGGGCGCTACTGTTGTAACCTTGACCCCTTCCAGCCAAAAGGCATTCTCTTGGAAGGAATGACAAAATTCCACTCTCACCCCCAAAGGCAACTCGCTTTAAATCACCAAAGGTAGGAACTACCACCGCCACCCTTACATTGGGGTTTTTAAGCGCATATAACGCTGCGTCAGTGCCTCCTGTTCTTGTCTTGCCCCAACCGCGCCCCGCTAAAATTAACCATACTGCCCAGTCTCCTTTGGGCGTGAGCTGGCTGTCACGTGCAGTATCAAGCCAATCACTGTATAGTGACGTTAGCCCCTTGTGACTTTGACGCGGCAAGCTCGTCCAGTTCTTCAATAATTCTTGAGAGACTTGCGGGGATGTGTTCATCAGTTGTTACTTTCGTTATTTCACCAGCCTCACCAAGCGCCAGCTTCCCCATCTTTTGGGCCTTTAAACCCGCTTCTGTTAAATCTTTCATTTCTGTGAGGGATAAAAATAATTCCTCAACGCCGTTTTCCTCTGCCTCAAGTGTGGTTCTGACCTTTCGACCTAAAGAACTCAGAACTCCTTGAGCGATAAATAAAGCTTTACTGTCAAGCCTTTCACCTTGCTTTGCAAACCTCTCAGCCCTGAGCCTATTTCGCTCAGAATTGAAAACAGCTTGCCACTGGTTCCTTTGTTGCTGCCAATCTTGGCTTACTGATTTGCGGTAAAGCGTTGCTCTTGAAACGTTATGTGACTTACACAGTGCATCGACGGTTGGGTATGATCTGACCCCTTCGGCGTCCTCAATACCCTCAACATATTCAAGCCTTAGCTCCTCAAGTTTTTGATCCGTAATTTTTTCAGTCATATTGCTTACCGTTATCAGTTTTTCCCAATCACTGTCTCAATATAGCGATTATAGCAAAAAATACTAGCCTTTGGTCTTGGAGCTCATGTATGCTTGTTTCCATTTTATTTTAAGCGCCGCCTTTTCCTTACCCGCCCAAGGTCCACTTGTTTGAACTTTCTTGTAAACCTGTACAAATTTTGGAAACTTTTCCGCTAAGATTTCCTGTCCCCGATTATGTAGCTCAATCGTTCTGTAGGTTTCACATCCACCCTTCGCATTAGTTGCGCTTGGGTTCACTCGGTAGTGATTAAATACAACATTCTGGAAGCCGCGAGTGAGCAACTGCAAATTTACATAGAAATCTTCTGGCATCAGTTCGTACTGCTCCCCCCAATCTATTTTTGAAGGATCAAACCTCTCACCGTAAAACACGTTGGTATACATTCTTGTGTTGAAGCTAAGTGGCTTGGGGTTCGGTGGCGTGTTGTGGGTTGAAAGGGAGCCGTGAATATATCCACCGTCTAGAACCTTACTGATTTGCTCGAACAAGGTTTGCCAGTTTTTTGGTTGCATCTTTTGAGCTTTAAGCTCCGCGTCCATCCTGACAAATTTTAAGTCATCGTCTAAAACCCAATGCCGCTTTCCCGCGTAATTCTGCGCAATAATTTTTCGAGTTAGGGCAATCCCTTTGGTTCCCGATGGCAAACACTGAACTTCGACGTCTGGGTGCTTTTGTTTGGCCTCATCAAACTCGTGCTCTTGAACCCAAAGGCAAATAAAGTTCCAGTAATCTTTTGGTATTTCTTTATATGTAACTTGCCGATCTAATCTGCCTAGAGTTGGTATAGCAATTTGTATCATTAAGCGTTCAAACCCTTTAAATCTTCCCGTGTTTTAATAATATCAAGCTCCTCACTAGCGGTTCCGCACTTACCCATATGCTCCCGATAATAACACACCACTGAGACGCGCTCGTATGGCCGTGTGGCGCGTATTTCAGTATTTGCATGCCATTCATGAACATTGAAAAAACAGACGTCTGTGTTCCTTACATCGAAGCCGAGGCGGTATCTTGGCAAGCAAGTGAAGCCGCCATCAAACTTTCCAGTTTGCAGAACAGCAATATTACCTAACCCACCTTTAAAATCACCCGCATCACAATGGATTGCGGTCCGAAAATTTTTGTTTACCGTAACGGTGGTGAAAACCGTATCCCCAATTAAAAAGTCTTTATTGGTTTTATCCGCTTCCCCCTTTTGTGCCTCCCAACGATCTGGACACGCCTCCTGAAACAGGTCCGATATTTTCTTTATGTAAGGATATGCGCCTTGGAACTGGGAAAAGTTCTTTTCAGTCCACGCGGTTTGGCGGCAAAATGGGTGGCGTAAGGTTCTATCGAAGTAACCTACGATGCCTGAGTTTACATTTTTTGCGCGTGTCTGCTTTGAGAGGGTGCCGTCCTCCCGAACAACCTTAAATCTCTTTTGCTTCCCCTTGAGCTTTGTCATCTGAGAATGGTTGCGTAGCGTGGGATCATCCTTAATTTCAAACTCACCGGCGGCATCGCCCCTATTATTCGTTTGCTGCGCCGCGCCTCTCAGGTTTTGATATGCAGCCTTACACAGAGAATTTGGGATGACGTTCCTTCTAAACATAAAAAGAGGATTGCCATCGGCGTCATAAGCATCACAATCATAATCAATTATATGATCTATTTCGCTATCATCTATGAAGGTTCCAGCACGTTCAGCCCAGTCCTCAAAAGAACCGTGCGCTTGAGCTTCAAATATTTTTATACCCATCTTCTACGACCTTAAAAATTGTATCGCTCAAGTTTTCTGTACCGAAACGTTCTTGTAGTTTTTCTGCCATTTCTCTGAAAACTGGCTCTGTTTCTGTATTTAGATATATTAGCACCATTTTGACATGAGCGGAATTTAATTCACCAAGCAAATTTTCTTCGCTCGCTTCACTTTCTTCATTTTCAAACTGATCATCATCATCTTCCCACTCTAAAAATTCATCTGAGAAGTTTGCAATATCTTCTAAGGAAAAAGACGTTGATGTTAAATCCGCATCAAGCTCCATCAGCCTTGAAAACTCTTGCTGCAAAAGATCTTTATCCCATTCGGAATATTCTGCAGTTTTATTATCCGCTATGCGATAAGCCGCCTTTTGCGCGTCTGTAAGGCCCTCAGCAACAACAACCGGCGCAACCTGATAACTCAAAGAAATCGCCGCTGCCAGCCTTGTGTGTCCCGCTAAAACAACATTTTGCTCGTCTACAACAATGGGCTGCTTCCAACCGAACTCACGCAAACTTGCCGCAACCTTCTCGATGGCTTTTTCATTTTTTCTTGGGTTAAACTCATAAGGTTTAATTTCAGATAGATTTATTTCTTCAACTTTCATATTTCACCTAAGCCTTTGAACAGTAAACATTTGAAACCCAAGCGCCCTTGGTTTCCGGTCTATAATCAACGTTTGAAAAAACACTTTTCAAAAACGCTATCAATTTTTTATATTTCTCTTTTGTCTTGATGTCATTCAAGTGCGCGTGGTGATACTCAAAAATTATCTCTCTTATATTTTTAAAATTTTCTGGCTTTATAGCTGTTAAAATCTCATACTCAGCACCCTCAACATCTACCTTCAAAACTGTCGGGTTCATTTCCTCAATAATTTTATTGATGTTCATGCAAGCGACAGGAGTTGAGTATCTGCCTCTTTTTTCAATTAGCGAATGCGTTCCTTTGTTTTGTTTTTTGTTTACTGAAAGAAAACGCTCTTTATCGTTATTTCCTACGACCGCGACATTGTAAGGCTTAACATTTTTAACATTGTTCATTTGCAGATTTTGATTAGCGATCTCAAAATTTGTTGGCTCTGGCTCAAATGAATAAACAAATTTGCATTGTTCGGAAGCAACCACAGAAAAAACACCTATGTTCATACCTAAATCAAGGCATACATCTTCAGATCGAAGTTTTAATTTTTTATACTCACTACCCGAAACTTCTTTAACAACAAAGCTGTCGAGCGTGTCAGCGCGAACCATGAAGCTTCTATCTTTGTAGGTGAATATTTCCCGCTGATAATTATCTTCCATTTAGAAATCCTTTTACATACTGACAAATTTGTACCGATTTTTTTACAGTATAGCAATGGAATAAAAAAACCCCCTCGTCGCAGTGCGTAACCTAGCCAGAGGGGGTAGAAGTTTGTGAAGCAGAGGGTCAGGCGTCTAAGCCCCTGTGACTGGATCGTACTTCTATCTTGAAATCATATCAAGACCATTCTTGTAAGCGTCAATATCAACCTGTGAAACTAACCCCTGATCAAGAAGCTGATTAGCACCCCCACCGATGATATAGTAGTCAGCAACGGGTTCACGAAGTTTTATCCTCTTTGCGTTTATAGCAAGGGGTGCAAGTGAAAAATCAGAAAGATCGCTTGCCATTTCCGGTTCAGGTCTTTCAATTTCTTTGATCGCTGTCATAAAATTCTTGATCGTTGGCCAAGTTCTCGAAATATTATTTTTCCTGATATGTTGAGCCATATTTCCCAAAACAGATTTCAGATAATTTTCATTCATTTTAGAGGGGAGCTCACTATTTATATCCTCGACCATAAAAATCATTTCCTCTCGCGCCTTTATCTTATCATAGGCTTTCGGAACTTCAAATCTAGCTAGAAAATCTTTAAGCCACATGGCGATAATATGCTTACGCCCTTCATAGTTCAGTGGGTTTTTCATTTTAACAATCCTCCATTTGCAACGCCCATGACGCCCGACATGATTTCATCCATCTGTTGCTGCGTCGAAAGATCCTCAAAACCTGACCTTTCCTCTAATTCGTCATCCCATCTACCTTGATTAAGCCAAGTAGCTGCATGGGGGATAAATTTTGGGTCTTTTAAGGTTTTTATGCAGTGATTTGCATAGGCTACAGCTTTCTCAATGATTAAATATTCGTCGCCTGTTTTCTTCACAGCCTTAACGAATGAAGCCTTCGCAGCACCCTTTCCAATTTTTCTTGGATAATATTCCCAAAAAAGATCAAAACCACCTTCTTTCAATATTTGATCATAAGATTGGTTATCATTACTGGTTAAAGTTACTTGGTTATGGGGGTTTCTTTCTGAAACGGGGGGGGGTGTCTCAGTGACACTGGGGGGGTGTTGCGATGATACCCCCAACTCAAAGCCTAGAATGTATCTATTTGAAGTGTCGCTACCATTATTTCTCTGAGCTTTTTGCTTAGAAACAAGGCCCGCGTCTTGTAAATATTGGGTGCAACGGATGACGGTTGAACGCGAAAGCTCTGTATCAGAGCAAATTTTACTTATGCTTGGAAAGCATCCGAAGTCTGGATTGTGCCTGTCCGCTAAAGCCAGAAGGGTCAGTTTCTGCGTTGAAGTTAGGCCGCGTTGCTTCCACGCCCAGTTGATAGCTTCAAAACTCATTTTTTACCTCACTTTGTTTTGTTGCACTTGCCTTTTAAACTTAAATTGCTATAAACACAAATATGGGTTTACCTCCCCATAGTTGCTTTGGAGCCGATTGCAGTTAGTCCCTGCTGTCGGCTTCATTTTTTTGGTATGAAGTCCTTTCTAAATAGGTTTCTATTTTCGACATTGTATTCCTTGAGGGCTGACCGCCACGCATGATCCTCGAAAGAGCCGCGTAAGTCATATCTATCTCCGAAGCCACAACCCTGAGCCTACGGTCAACAAGGGCACCCCTGATGCTCTCTAGCCTTTGCTGGTCGGCGTTAGTCATTTTTTTTCCTTTATCGCAAATTTATGCTTTACTTTTGCTCATATATAAAAGAAAGTAAAGCTCTAACTTGTAGAGGAAATGTAAAATGAAGATTACCAAGACGCCACCATTGTCATTTGTAAAAATAAGACTTTGCAATGAAATCATCAAAAGAGATGGCGAGCTTCGTCAGAAAGCTGACTTAGGCGAAATCACTCACGAACAATATTTGCGCTCAACCTTCCCCGCCCAAACAATGTCGTTCATCGACGATGCGTTTGCTAAAGCAATCGATGACTGGAACGGCGAGAGGGATGGGTCATGAGAATAGATACTGGAACTCTCACATATATTTCTGAAATGCTCACCGATCATGCGGATGATCTTGAAACATTTTGGGATACACTTGATGGCGAAACTGACGTTATGGATATGGTTGGTTCAGCCGTTTCTGATCTTGTGGATGCAGAAGGTGACGAGGCCAAGCTGGATCATATTATAAAAAAGTACACACAGCGCCGCGATGCTGTCAGAGCGCGTCAGGAGGGCCTCAAGAGAGCCCTTAAATCTATTCTGCTCGCAACGGGTCAGAAGAAGATACCCCACCCCCTAGCCACTGTTTCGCTCCGCAACGGAACGCAAAGTGTGCTCATAGAAGATGAAAAGGAGATACCAACACAATTATGCAAAACAACCGTCACCCCAGACAAGGCAACGATCAAAAGGTTGTTGACATCAGGTGAGACAATCAGCGGTGTAAGTTTGGTGACTGGGCCGCAATCAATAAGTTTAAGGATGAAATGATGGAAAATAACAATCACATTACAGCTTTTGCTATCGCGCAAGCAAATATGGAAGCCGCTATCAAAAGCGCCAAGAACCCTTTCCTTGGGAACAACTACGCTTCACTTGATAAAATTCAAGAGAAGGTTTTTCCCGCCTTCCACGCGGAAGGGTTCGCTGTCGTTCAAGAGGGCGGCGCTGATGAGTTTGGAGAATACATTGATACAAAAATGGTTCACCAGACAGGTAACTTCTTCAATTGTAAGGTTTATCTTCAATATAAAAAATCAGATATGCAGTCTTTAGGGGGCGCTATAACCTACGCTCGGAGATATGGGCTGTTATCTGTAACTGGACTTCCAACAGAAGATGATGATGGCAATACAGCTATCACTAAAGAGGAAGCCGAAAAGAAGGTTTATGAACGGGCAACCAAGCTCGAAAAATGGCTGCATGAAAATTGTAACAGCAAGCGCGATCTGGAGCTTCAAGAGAAGAACGCTAATGCAGTTTTTTCTGGGCTGCTTGAATTTAACAAAGGGTATGCGGGGCAGCTTATCGCCCTTTGGGAGGAAAAAGAAAATGAAATTATATCGGGGTTTAAGTAAATGACTTTAAAAATAACTGCTATCGGCAACATCACACGCGACAGCGAGCTTAAAAACCTTGGGGATAGTGAGGTTTTAAATTTCAGCATTGCTAGAAATGACCGTCGGACAAAAGAGGCAACATTTATTGATTGTTCTATCTGGGGGAAGCTCGCAACTTCCCTCGCCCCTTACACAAAAAAAGGGCAGCAAGTTTATGTCGAGGGTGAACTCACAACCCGCGAATATAATGGAAAAACCTATATTGGTTGCCGTGTAAGAGATGTCGAATTGTTAGGCAACAATGCCAAGCAACAGGCCGAGCAAGGCCAAAGCCAAGGTTATGATCAGGGAAATCAAACCCAAGGCTCAAACAGTCGTGATATAGACGACGAAATCCCATTTTGAGGTAACTGAAATGAAATATACCATCATTAAAAAAATACAGCCAAACGTAACCAAGGGAAGCACTGGCTCCACAGTTAAACTGCATGTTGGAAAGCACTCAACCTTTTCCTGCGCTATTTCCGAAACGGTGATGCGAAGGGCAAAAATTGTTGTTGGAGACAGGTGCACATTTCAGCACGTCAAAGATGACCGTGGAACAAATTACCTTTTATTGGAAACTGATCCTTCTGGTTACAAAATATCAACAACCAAAAGCAATGGCTCTAAACATGCTCATGCGGGTGAATACACTAGAGCGTGCGTTAAAACGCAGACAATTGAAGATTTTATGCTGGATGATTTCAGCCAACCAGCACACTACAACGATGATGATGTTGAAGTTGAGACTGGTGCGATCTTTTTCCCATTCCCTAAAAAGAGAAGGTTGTTTTCAAGATGAGTGCTAAGCCAGTTAAAAAGAAAATGGGCCGCCCTTCAAAGCTTCAATCTGATCTAAACGCGGCGTTAAGCAAAATTGAAACTCTTAGATTTCATATTGACAATATCAAAGACGATGCCGCTCATGCTAGGGAAAATGAAGAAAATGCGGTTAACCTTGCTAAAGAAATCAACATTGAAAGGATGAAAGCGGAAGAAAGGGTCGCTGAGTTAGAAGAAAAAATGTCCGAAAGCTTAGGTATGCTTAACATGAAGCAGTTAGCCTTTATGCGTATTACATCCTCTTTCTTTGGCGAACAGCCATTCCCAGATGTCGAAGATAACACCTAAAATCCAAGTAGAAAAAAGAGATGGGCATTTTTTGCCCATTTCTATTTATGACGCGGAAACTATTGAAGGTTTCCCAGATGGTCAGCTTTTTGATGTAAAGCCAGTCTCTAGGCGCTCAGACCCCCACCACAAGCTGTATTGGGTTGTTCTAGGTAGGGTCGTTAAGCAAACTGGCGCTTGGGCGACAGCTTCGCATCTTCACGATGATTTGAAGATGATATGCGGTTTTTACAGAACGGTAGTAAATCGAACAACAGGGTCTATTTACTACACACCTGACAGTATAGCTTACACAAAGATGGATCAAAAAGCTTTTTCAGTGTATTTTGAAACTGCGATGCAAAAATTATCGGAAACGATTGGGTTCGACCCAATGGAGGTTTTGGATGACAGGTAAACCAAAAATACCAGAGGCGCGGGCTAAGATTGAAGAAGTCTTAGACTACCATAATATTCAAGTCGAAACGCGGATTAAGCTGAGAGAAGCGTTGGGGCTGATGTATCGAGACAAATACAAAGAAAGGAAGGCTCCCGTCAAAAGCAGAAAAATGACCGCCTATATTCGTGACGCTATCAAAAAAGAAGTAACAAAAAACCCAAGCAAGGATTTGCAAACCATTGCCACAGAGTTACGGGTTAACAGCGGTCGGGTTTCTGAGGTTCTTGCGGGGAGCTTTGACCACCTGTGAAAAATCTTGCAAATCCAAACCCACTGAGGAGCTTAGGGGAGCCATGCCGAAAATGTGGCGCGGCACCTTCAGAAAACTGCAAGCACAGCAATTCAAAGGAAAATGATGTCAAATCTGATGAAAAAGCCCCCGCTTGGATTGAAGAAGCCCAAAAATAAAAAAGACATTGCTTTCTTAAAATGGATCAGGGAGCAGCATTGCGTTATCTGTAAAACTTTTGGTGAGGTTCAGCAAAGCCCAACGCAAGCCCACCACCCTATTCACAACCGATACGGAACCCACAAGCGCTCTGATAATACAGCGATACCACTGTGCGAAGGTCATCACCAAGGGTTGTTTGACAGTAGCAAAACAGCATTACACAGGGAACCTAAGCTTTGGCTCGAAAAGTATGGCCCTGACTGGTCTTATTCCCAAGAAACAGAAATGTAGAGAACCGGACCGCGGGCGGGGTGACAGTACTGTTTTTGTATCTTCATCGTATGAACTTGTTTATCGTCTTGAATTATCCCATGGGCTCCTGAGATCCCATCAAGAGCAGCTTTCGCTATATTATCGACATCCGGCTTAACCATATGCCGTATCGCGCCAAACTCAGCCGCAAGCCTTTTCTTGTGGGGCCAAGACTTCGGTATCTCCATAAAAGCGATTATCTCCACGTAAACAGGCTTGTCAGTTGCTATACGTGATTGCTGACGCATGACCGCCCAAGTGGCGGCTTTAATTCGGCCCTCATACTCTTTTGTTTTTGACGGTGTATAAGCGCGACCTGTTCTTGTGAACCTTGGGCGACCCTTTCCTTGAGGCTGTCCAGATACTTCTATTTCGACTTTATTCATCTTCTTTTCCATTTTTTTTGTCATTATGTAAAAAAACTATTTACATTTGTCCAGAGCGAGAGCATAAGAGTAAATGCAACACTTACAAAAGAGGTTAAAAATGTTGGACTTTACGACACAGATTGACGAAATTTCTCAAGCATCCATAGACGCTGCTTGCTTTGAAGTCATGGAAAAACCGCTCAAGGTAGATGGCTACGGAGAAATCCCAAAATTTAAAGCTTTATTTCGCGGTGATACAAACCAGCTTCTTCACGTTCACAACGAAAGCTATACCGTGCTTTCAAATGAAACCGTCATTAACGCTCAGTACGATGCAATCAAAAAAGCAAATATTAGCGGTGACTTTGACTTCAATGTAACTTCACTCGACGATGGCCGTAAGCTGAAAGTCGAGGTTCTTTTCAACGATATTGTTACTGAGCCAGAAGTTGGTGATTACGTTAAGTTTCGGGCCACCGCCTTCAATAGTTACGATGGTTCTTGGGCATACCAAAATCAAACTGATGGATTGCGCTTGTGGTGCACTAACGGTTGCACTAGCGCAGACACGATTGCCCGCATATGGGCGCGTCACACAACTAATCTCAATATAAGCTCAACCGTCAATCAAATTGAACGCGGCCTAAATATATTTCAAAACCAAAAAGAACTTTGGGATAATTATCGCTCTACAAAAATAAACGTTGAGCAAGCGCACCAATTTTTCAAAACTGACGTTGTTCCTGTGAAGTCAAAAGCGGAAGAATTTGCTTTCAACAAAAAACAGGTAAACATTTTGATTGAACAGCTTTCGCAAGAAATGTCGGGGTTAGGTCGCAACAAGTGGGCGCTTTACAATTGCCTTACGCACTGGGCGAGCCACACAGACGGCCACAAGATCCCAGAGGCGGTTACACGGGATCGTGAGCAAATCATCGCCCGTGCTATTAACAGCCGCGCTTGGGCTGACTTGGGCTGATATCGGGGGGGGGCGCTGCCCCCTTCTTTATTATTTTATGGAGGTAAAAATGTCAGCAACTGCAAAAAATCACGCTTGGGTAAACCTGTCGTATCGCTCTTGGGAAATAGACGTCCTTGTTTGCGAAGAAGAAAATGATCCAACCCCAAGGCTTTGGCATGGTAGTCGCGCCCAAAAGCTTTCTGCTCGATTGACGAAAGAGCTCATGGAAGATTTTGGTGAAGATTTCTTCTGGGATGTATTAACATCGAATAAATGGGGAACGATATGAACGATAAAATGCAATTTATGATGGACGCGCATGAAATGCACGTTGATTATATCACCGATAATGACCAATCGCTCACATATGATGAAGCGCAAACTTTGGCTTGGGAGCAAGGTATGAAAGGTTTGCTCGATTTTTTAGATGCAGATGTAAATAAAAAATCTGAGCTCGCCTCGAAGCTTCGGGGGGCTTTGTGATGGAAACTCATAGGAAAAAAATACTCTCATACCTTCAGCAAACCAATGGGGGTCTAAGCTCTTGGGAGGCAATCCATATGTTCCGCTGCACAAGATTGGCGGCGCGTATCGCTGACCTCAAGGATGAGGGTTATAGAATTGAAACCACGATGGAAACGTCAGACCTCAATGGAAAAAGGTTTGCCCGTTATTTTTTACTGGGTGAAAGATAACACCCACCGTAAGCCATGAGTGCGGCAGGGGGGGTTTTTACAATTGTTCCCTCCCAACCTTGGCAGTCCGAGCCTTACTCCATAGGGTGATCGGGCATGGGTCAGCTTTTCTTTTCCTAGATTTTCCAAAGGCTGGCCCGTTTATTTTCTATTAATACAATTTTTTGTAAATAAACTATTTACAATATGAAAAAACTCAGGCATACTACCCTTATCGAAACGGAGGAAATTAAAAATGAAGTTCACTACTGCTCACGAAGAAAACATCTTCAATCAAGCCACTCACTTTGTTGCTGTTCGCGGACGCAATCGTTTCAACCGCACCCGCGATGAGTTTCCTTGCATCGAAGAAGCGAAAAAATTTGCTTCAAACTTTGGCGATAATCGCACAATGATTTACGCTGTTAACCAACATGGGTCAGCTGCCCATATCTGCAACGCATAGGAGGTAAAACTATGTTCGACAACCCTACAAACCGCAATCGTGTTAAGCATATCGGGGAAACCCTAGACAAGCTTGAAAAATCTGCTTCAAGCAATCGCGTCACACCCGATGAAGTTGCGCAGATGCTGCTGCCCGTTTTAGATCGGTTTGCAAAGATCAAAAACTCTGGCGATCAAATGCGCCCGCAATCTGAAATCGTATCCGAAGCATCCATGCAACCAGTCGGTCATTTAAATAGTGCAGTTTACCCACATGGCAGACCGCATAACTGGACAACAATCAAGGAGTGCGCTGAGAACGCGCCGCTCAAAGACTTGACGGTTGCGCTGACTGTTTACATGAACCGCGTGGAGGAACTTACCAATGACTAATTGGAAGCAAGACCTAATCATTTTTACAATAATCGGTTCAGCCTCTTTAGGCTGGATCTTCGCCGCAAGCATGGGGTGGGCCTAATGACTGACTGGAATGAACTTCTCGAAAAACAAAAGGAGGAGCGCTTAGCGCTCTTCCAATCTAAAATAGATCAAGGCTTCACTCCAAGCCAAACCGCTAGAGAGTTGGGTATGAGCCGCCAATCTGTTTACCAGTTTTGCAAGGTGCACAATCTCACGTTTAAAAATAAGGATGTCATA